ATCCGCAATCAGGAGGTCGTAGACCGTTATTCCTAGATGGTGGATTAGAGGTGGAAAACCTGACGGAAGTCAACTTTCAAAACTTAGATTTTCAAGAAGGTATAAAAACCAACGAAAAGATAATTTTAGAAGCTATGGGAATACCACCTGTTTTATTGGACGGAGGTAATAATGCTAATATTAGGCCTAACCACCGTCTTTACTATTTAGAAACCATACTACCTATCATTAGAAAGATGGGGTATGCTTTCGAGAGGTTCTTCGGTTTTAAACTAAATGAAGATGTGAGCGACGTGCCCGCACTTCAGCCTGAACTACGAGACCAGGCCAATTATTACGCAACACTTGTAAACACGGGAATATTAACACCGAACGAAGCAAGGGAGGCGTTGAGACTTGAGACGATTGACGGATTCGATCAACCGCGAGTTCCTGCAAATATTGCAGGAAGTGCCGCGAATCCAGAGCAAGGTGGCAGGCCAGAAGAAACCCCACCCGCAGAGGAAGAATAATTATGACAAAAAATATGATGCTAAAGGCTTTAAGCGAGTATATGCAGGCCAAAAATGTAGATACTATAAGCCTATCAGATTATAAAGCGGACGAAAATGCTCCTGTAAGGGATTACCTTTTAAGAAGGAAGTATGGTTCTTGGAACAGAGTATTATCTGCTGCTAAACATAGATTTCCAGTTGAAGTAACTCCAGCTCCTGCTCCAGCCCCTAAAAAGAAAGAGGCAAAGGTAGTTGAGAAGGAGGACTAATATGTCACAAAAAATATTTCATTGGACAAACACTTTCAAAACACTAGGCGAAGATGATGATGGCGGATTAGACATCAAAGGAAGTGCTAGTACGGACGCATTAGACCGAGCTGGTGATATTATTGAAAGAGGCGCATGGACAAAAGGTGGATTAGAAAACTTTAAAAATAATCCAGTCATATTGTTTAATCACAACTATGACAGACCAATTGGTCGTGCCAAAGAAATAGGGGTCACAGACAATGGGTTAGAGCTTACTGCTCGTATCTCAAAATCTGCTGGCGAAATTAAAGATCTTATTAAAGATGGCGTTCTTGGAGCTTTTTCTGTCGGTTTCAAAGTCAAGGACGCTGATTATATATCAGAAACCGATGGATATAAGATAAAGGACGCTGAACTATTCGAAGTGTCTGTTGTTTCCGTTCCTTGTAACCAAACAGCAGTCTTCTCTGTAGCAAAGTCATTTGATAACATGGAAGAGTACAATCAGTTCAAGAAAAACTTTATTCAAGAGACTTCCTCAATCGACGCTAACGCAAAGATTGAGCAGTCAAGCGAGGCAAAAGCCGACAAAACGGAGACGAAAATGTCAGAAGAAAATAAAACTCCTGAAGTAAGCCCTGAGTTCGACCTTGAAGCATTTGCAAAGCAAGTAGCAGAAGATACTGCTGCTAAAATTGCAATGAAGCAGGCCGAGCAAAAAGCCGCTGAAGAAGCTGAAGCTAAAGAAGTTGCTGAAAAGCAAGCTGAAGTAGAAGCATCTGAAAAAGCTGAATTGGAAGCTAAACAGGAAGAACAGAAAGTAGTTGTTAAGTCAAGTATTTCTGGAGCTGAAAAGCTAATCGAAGACGTTGCCAAGAAAGTTGAAGAAAGACAAGGAGACTTAGAGTCTGTTGTTAAAGAACTTCAATCCGAACTAACTTCAAAATCTGAAGAGATTCAAGCTATGCGTGAGTCAAAAAGGATTTTCCAAGATAGAGGCAACAAAAACTGGAAAGAAGCTTTTGAAGGCGATATAGTAGATGCTAAGATTTTAGGTCTTGCAACTGGTAAAGGTTATGACACTCCTTATGCTAAAAGCGTAATGGAAAAAGTAAACGCACACTCAGGTGTTGGCGTTTCAAGTGCAGACTTTGAGCAAGTTGTTTCTACAAACGTTGAAAGAGATATTCAAAACGAGCTAGTATTAGCACCGTTGTTTAGAGAAATTCAAATGAATTCTGCTAACATGATTATCCCTATCCTTCCAGACAGCGGATACGCTGAATTTACTACTAACCAAGTAGCTAGTGGTTCTTCACCACATGGTAACTTGGCTCAGACAGGCGACACCTATGGTGCACCTTTCGGTGGTATTGACTTGACAGAGAAAACTCTATCAACTCACAAACTTATTTCACAATCTTACTTAGGTAACGAGACTGAAGAAGATGCAATCATGCCAATCTTACCTCTCATCAGAGAGTCAATCGTAAGATCACACGCTAAAGGTATTGAGAATGCGTTACTCTTAGGTAACCACTCTACTGGTGTCTACACATCAGGTACTTTTGATGGTCTTATCAAGATGGCATCAGCAGATAGTGATGAAACACAGTCCTCAACAGCTGTAGCTTCAGATACTATTACTGCTGCAGAGCTATTAGCTCTAAGAAAGAACATGGGCAAATACGGTGTTAATCCTAACGACGTAGTGTACATTGTTTCTCAGAGTGCATACTTCCAGTTACTAGAAGACGCAGAATTCCAAGATGCTAATCTAGTTGGTGACATGGCTACAAAACTCACTGGTGAGATTGGTCAGGTATTTGGATCACGTGTTTTAATGTGTGACGAATTCCCTGCTCAAGCAGCTAATGGGTACGGAGCGATTGCAGTATACGCAAGAAACTACGTAATGCCAAGACTTAGAGGTGTGACAATTGAGTCAGACTACGAAGTCGCTAACCAAAGACGAGTTCTTGTTGCTTCACAAAGAATTGGTTTCACCGATCTAATCGATGGTGCTACTTCTAAGTGGGCTTATAAGTTCAAAGCTAGTTAATAGCTAATCATAGTGGGGTCTCACGACCCCACTATACTTTTTTAATATTATGGCAGATTTAGTAACAGTAAACGAATATAAAGACGCAGAAGGAATCAGAGGCGAGAAAGAAGACGACCGCCTAAATGTGATTGTACCTCAAGTGTCTGACTTGGTAAAAAGGTACTGCGGTACTTCGTTTGTTGACTACTATGCTACTAACAAAGTTGAAACTTTTTCAATCAACGATAACTACTCCTCAACGGTAATAGTCAGCGAGAGTCCGTTAACAGAAGTTGCGAAAGTAGAAGAAAGAACTGCATATAGCGGTGATTATTCTGAACTCACTACTAGTGACTATGAATACTTTGTAGACTTAGAAAGCGACGCTATAATAAGAACAGATAATAATGGCAATCATAAGATGTGGCCTAAAGGCGTAGGGTCAGTAAAAGTAACCTACAAAGCCGGGTACGCAGATTGCCCAAGAGATTTACAACTTGCTATATTTGACTTGATTACTTACTATTTGAAAGATGAGCATAAGCAAAGACAGACTCTAGGTGGAGCAACATTGCAAAACCAAGGCACTTCAGGAATGAGGACGAGTACTGACTTTCCAGACCATATCAAAAGAGTACTAGACTTATATAGAGTTGTTGTGTAGTGCAGGCAAATAGATTACAATTTTTAAAAAGTTTTACACGATTTGTAAGAGAAAGATCTGCAGCTGGTATAGTAAATGCAGAAATTAGTATTTACAAAGAAGATTTTATAGGAGTCTTTTATGCTTCAATTAAAAGTGATGAAGCAAATATATATGCAAAAGATGTAGAAGACCAGATAGTAGATAAGCTATGGGAAGACTACAAAGAGTTAGCACAAAAGTGGGTAGATAAAGGCAAAAGGCCTACATGGGGTGCTGATAAAACTAAAAGTGTAATTGGCAATACAGAAATGCGTTTATGCTTATATGGAAACCAAGAGTTTGCAAGAGGCCCAATGAAAGGTAAAGTTGGACGAAATCTTCCAACAAAAAACTGGGTAGAAAATGTAGTAAGAAGTTTTAGAAGGAATGTTAATAGGCCACTAGAAAGAGAAGTTAATAAGCACGAAAAAGTTCTTAAACTTATTACTGCAGAGCATGGTACTGGTACTGCAGCAGGCGGAGGTCAAAGACAGCCACCTGATTTGATTGATGATTTTGAATCTGCAGATATAAAAAGATTACCAGGCGGAAAAGGTAATGTTGCTCATACTGCTATAGTAAAAGCTTTAAAATCTGCTTGTAGAAATGGAGAAATAAAGTGGTTTACTAATGTAGTCCAAGACTATAATCAGTATGTATTTAGTTCTGAACTAGATAAAAGAAAAACTGCCAAGACTATAATGTCCTCGCATGTAATTAAAATTGCTATGATTCCTAACTCTGAACAACATGGGGGCGATGATAAGCAAGTAATAGAAAGTACAAAAAGGTACTTTGGAAGAAACTTTAAAAAGATAGTAAAAGATTATATTAAAAAGAACTTATTTGACCAAGATGCAATAGATAAGTTTAACGCAGCTTCTCCTAAACTAAGTGGTGAGATGGCGAAGATGCAACTGCAAACAGTACTGAGTGAAATATATCAAACTACTGAACTTAACCCTAACATGAGACTTAGGGTTAATAAGAAGATGGCAAAAGCCGTTGAAGCTGAAAGAAAAAGAAATAAAGGAACAATCTATACTAAAGCAGGAGCAGTAAGACACTCAGTAAAGAAAGCGGTATTTGGTACGAAACCGACTAAGAAAAGACCAAAAGGAAAAAGAGGAGTAGGTAAAACAGCAGAAAGCCCAATAGCTTTAAGAAACTTGCTAAATGATGCTTTACCACAAATGGTAGCAAGTAAAATGACTGGTATGCCTACGTTACAATTTAGAACAGGTAGATTTGCAAATTCAGCAAGAGTTGAAAATGTAAACATAGGCCCAAGAGGTGGTATAGGCGTAGACTATACTTATCAAAAAGACCCTTATGAGGTTTTTGAGCCAGGACAATCAAGACTAGCAAGTATGCAAAGAGACCCACAAAGACTTATAGGTCAGAGCATTAGAGAGATTGCTATAGGAATATTAGGAAAACAACCTAGAACAATTAGGAGAACATAATGGACGCTACTACAGCAAGAAAACATTCGACGCGTAGACGATCCATAGTTGGAGCGATTGCAGATAAGTTGTATGAAAGTTTGAACGGAAGTGCGCCCTTTAGAAGTTCTGTTCAAAGTGTAGAGCCAAGACTTAGATTCTGGGACGAAGTTCAAGACTTTCCAGCAATCCAAGTTGGAGCAGGGCAAGAAACTCGTGAATATGAAGGAGCGGGTTTCAGATTTAGATTTTTACGAGTAACTATTCGTTGCTATGTGAACGATAATGACGATGTCATATTAGCACTAGAAGAGTTACTAGAAGATGTTGAAACTGTACTTGAAGATAATGATCCTTTAACGTATACAGATTCAACAGGAGCGTCTCAATCTACAGCTAAAACTACAGTTTTAAGCGTAGATACAGACGAAGGTGTTTTGGAGCCTCTCGGTGTCGGAGAAGTCATCGTAGAGATTCAATACTAGAAAAAGCTTAAGCTAAATAAATATTTAGTACGGCTCTTTCGGAGAATAATAGGAGAAAATAATGGCATTTCATTTTAGTAGAGATACCAAGGTATTTATGAAGTTCAAGGGTCTTGCAGACGGGACTAAAGATGCACTTTATGAATTACCAGTACTAGACGGGTACTCCTTCAGTCAGGCAACTAATAGTTCAGAGATTACTTTGAATGAAGCTGCTGACTCATCAGGCAACAGTAAAAGAGGTAGAGCTATGTTCAACGATTCTTTTGCACCTGCAGAATGGAGTTTCAGTACTTACATGAGACCAACTACTTCCGGAGCGGGCAATATGTTTGCATCAAATGGTGCAGCTGGAGCCAATAAGAAGTTTGCGGTAGAAGGCCCATTATGGGCTGCTATGTCAGCAACATCTTATGCACTTGGAGCAGGGTCATCAGATTCAATCACAGAGGCTTCATTTGAGCCGAATGTATTTAACTTTCAGAACTCAAATAAAGCAGCACTCGGAGTGTTTGACTTGTACTTTGTACTTGGAGCAGCAAAAGATACTGCTACAAGTCTGTACACAACTGGAACAGAAGGCGTAACAGTATACAAAATTTCTGATTGTTCAGTAGGTTCAGCATCAATTGATTTTGATATTGAAGGACTAGCACAAGTTGCTTGGTCTGGACAAGGAAAGAAAATTAAGGAAGTGGTTCAACTAAAAACTACAGCTGGAGCAACATCTCCTGCAGTAGCTGGGGAAGAGTCCACTACCAATGGTTTAGTTAATGAAGGAATTTCAAGTACTTCAAACTATATTAGACAAAAGCTTACATCATTAGCAATTGCTTTTGATTTAAGTGACTCAACAGGAGCAGGTGAGGCAAGTGATGGAGAAGATCAATTACTAGCTGATAAAACCTATAATGTTGTTTTAACTGGTGGTAATATTACGATTGAAAATAATCTAACTTACCTAACACCAGAAACTCTAGGGTCTGTTAATCAGCCTCTAGGACATGTAATGGGAACTAGAAGTATTTCAGGTAACTTTACCTGTTACTTAAATAATGTTGCTGATGGTTCAATGGACTTATTAGAAGACCTACACGAAGCTGACGACATTATTACTAATAGTTTTGATATGACATTTAGTATTGGCGGTAGTGCATCTACTCCAAGAGTTGATGTAGCAGTCCCAAATTGCCATCTTGAATTACCAACTCACACTATTGAAGATGTGATTGGTGTAGATGTTAATTTCCACGCGC